TGTTTCATTTGCTGTTGCAGATTTCCAAAAGGGTGCAACGCCTGCAACGGTTGCAGCACGTCGTTGCAACGCCCCGTCCACGCATAAAATGAGGAAATAATATGGATCGTGTAACGCGGGCTGAAGCCGCACGCGCGCTCACGGTGAACCGTGCGACGATCACGCGGCTGGTCCATAAAAACCCGGCGCTGTTAGACGACGAGGGCCGGGTGAATGTCGATGAGATCCGGCAATTGCGCGATGCCACACTGAACCCGAAGTTGCAGACGCGGGGCGCAAACGCCAGCCCACCGCATGCCCGCCTGAACGACAGCCGCACCCGAACCGAATCGGCCAAGGCCGAAACGGCGGAGCTGGACCTTGCCGAGCGTCTGTCGCTGACCCTGCGCCGTGATGATGTGGAGGAAGCGATAGCAGCCGCTGGCGACCTGTTGCGCCAAACCGGGTTTCAGATGGCGCGCGATCATGCCGAGCGCATGGCATCGTGCCAGGATGTACGCGAGGCGGAACGCGCCCTTGAGGACTTCGTGCGCACCCTTCTGGAACGCGCGGCCAATTCCATGGCACTGGCAATCGCCGAGCCGGGAAGCGCGTATGCCTCTTGACGTGCTGGCGCGCTGCGCGCTCGCAAGGCCGGTGGTCTTGCAGGTGTTGTCTGCCGCGATGCGCCCGCCGCCGCGCCTTTCGCCGCCCGACTGGGCCGAGCGCCACCGGGTGGTGTCAGCGGAAAGCGGGTCGCGCTATCCGGGGCCATGGCAGAACGCCCGCGCGCCGCACCTCTACGACGTGATGACGGCCCTTGGCCATGAAGACCCCTGCGAGGATGTGGTTTTTGTCGCATCCGCGCAGGTGGGAAAGTCCGAGGTGGGCGTCAATTTCTTCGGATATGTGGTGGCACAGGATCCCGGTCCAATGATCCTGGTGCTGCCCAGCCACGATGAATCGATCAAATACGTACGCACCAAGCTGCAGCCAGCGATCGATGAAACGCCACAGCTGCGCGCCCGGGTGCTGGAAATGACCAGCCGGTCAGAGCGCGGATCAACGGCCGCATACAAGAGGTTCAGGGGCGGTTTTTGCCAAGTGACGTTCGCCGGATCGTCCAAGGGCCTGCAGATGCTTTCGGCCAAGTACACCATCGCCGAAGAGGTCAGCGAATGGCCTGCTACGGCGGGGGAACGCGGTGATCCTGTCGAGCAGCTCAAAGTGCGCACAAAGACGTACGAGCGCGACCGCAAACGGTTGTGGGTGTCGACGCCCGCCGTTCTGGGCACCTGCCGGATCAGCGACGATTACGCCCGGTCCGACAGGCGCCGCCGCTATGTGCCCTGTCCGCATTGCGGGGCCTATCAGGTGCTGAGGTTCGACGCGCTTAAATGGGACGGCGAAGAGTGGCCCCACGGGGCCTATTTCGAATGCGCCTCGAACGGTTGCGTGATCAACCACCTCGACAAAGTCGATATGATGGCTGGCGGCGTCTGGATCGCCACGGCAGGTGAAGAACCCCCGCCCGCTGTGATCGAGGCCGACGCCATAGGGCCATGGCGTGACCGCCCCGTCACCGGGCGGCTGCGCGGTTTCCACATCTGGCAGGCTTACAGCCTGTTCACCAGCTGGGACTCCATCGTCGCCGAATACCTGCGGGCGCGAGGGGGTCACGAACGGATGCGTGTGTTCACCCAGCAGGTGCTGGGCGATCCGTGGGAAGACAAGGGCGATGCGCCCGAGGCGGAAAAGCTGCTGGCCAACCGCCTGTCCAAGGATGAGTTCCTGATCGGGCAACCGCCGCACGGACCTGTGGTGCTGACCGGCGCTGTCGATGTGCAGGGCAACCGCCTGGAATGGGCAGTCTGGGGCTGGTCCGAAGGCATGACACGCTGGCTGGTCGACAAGGGTGTGATCGAGGGTGACCCCCACGCCGAAGAAGTATGGGGCGCGCTGTCGCGGATGATTCCCGGGTGCCGGTACCGCCCCGGTGGCGGCAATGGCCCGATGCTCGAAGTCGAGGCGTGGGCCATCGATTCAGGCTTTGCCAGTCACTCGGTGTATCGATTTGTGCGCGGACGGCGCGGTGTATTTGCTGTCGATGGGCGTCACCAGCGAACGCAACCGATGATGGGGACACCGCGAAAAGTTGACGTCCGCTGGTCGGGTAAGCTGGTCAAGGGCGGCGCGATGATCTGGCCAGTGGGGCAGTTCGCGCTGAAGTCCGATCTCTATGCAACGATCCGCAAGACAGTGGCGGGGGCGGATCCCGAAACGGGCGCCTTTGCACCAGGTGCAATGATCCTGCCGGGTGATACCGATCTGGCCTATGCCGAACAGCTGACCAGTGAACACCTGGTCGCGAAAGAAACCCGGTCGGGGGTGGTCATCAAGGAATGGCAGAAGCTGACCGGTCGCCCGAACGAGGCGCTGGACATTGCCTGCTATGCCCGTGCCATCGCCTATCATCTCAAGCTTGACCGCCTGACGCCCGCCGCCTGGGCCGAGCTGCGGGCCGAGCGGATGGGCAAGCCCGATCAGCCGTCGCTGTTTGATGCCGCCGCCCCCGTGCGCGACACCGATCTGCCAAACCCGAACCAGACACGATCTGCGGATGACGCGGCCCCGGCCGACCAACCGGGCCTTCCGCGCGACCGCTCGTGGATCACCACCAAACGCAAAGGGCCATGGCTGTGAGCTATACGCAAACCCAACTCGACGCACTGCGTGAGGCCTACGCCTCGGGCGCAACAGAAGTCAGTTATGAAGGCAAGACGATCAAGTACCGCACGCTCAAAGAGCTGTCGCAGGCCATCGCCACTGTCGAAGGCGCGCTGTCGGCCACCCCCGCCAGGCGCCAGCATTACCCGACCTTTTCAAAGGGCCTCTGACCGATGAACTTGCTCGACCGCGTGATCGCGCAGCTGTCGCCGGGCCGAGCTTTGGCGCGTGCGCAGGCCCGCGTGGCCCTGCGCCGGATCACGGCGCATTACGAAGCGGCCAGTGTGTCGCCCCGCACCGGGCACCGCCGCGCCCCCGGCACCGATGCCGATGCCGCTGCCCAGCAGCGCCAGCGTATGGCCAACGTGGCGCGCGACATGGTGCGCAACACGCCGTTCGCGGCACGGGCTCAACAGGTGATCGCGAACAATGTGGTGGGCGACGGCATCATTCCAAAGGTGCGCATTCCTGCAGACATTTCAGACCGATCGGCAAAACGTCTGCGAGATACGCTGTTGCGCCTTATTGAACGCGACCTGGATTCGGTCAGTATCGATGCGGATGGGCGGCAGAACTTTTATGGTCTGCAACGATTGGTCATGAACGCCGTCGTCGACGCGGGCGAGGTTCTGATCTGGCGGGTCAGCGTCTTCGGAGAGCCCCTGAAGGTCCGCCTGCTCGAAGCCGATTACAGCGATGACAGTCGGCAAGCGGCACTGGCCACGGGCGGATACATTCACGACGGCATCGAATACAACGCTGCCGGTGTGCGTTTGGCCTATTGGCTGTTCGATCAACACCCGGGTGCAGTGAACTGGGGCAGGATCGGATCGCCGATCTCGCGCCGGGTGCCTGCGGACGATGTGCTGCACATCTACCGTCAGGACAGGGCAGGCCAGATGCGGGGCGTGACCTGGTTTTCGTCGATCGCGACCACGATGCAGGATCTGGGCGAGTTTCAGGACGCCCAGCTGGTGCGCCAGAAGGTTGCCGCCTGTTTCGTGGCGTTCCGGCGGATCGAAACCGGCGGGCTGATCGATGGCAAGCCTGACACACGCAGCGCCGAAATGGACGCGCTGTCGCCCGGTCTGATTCAGGACATCGGCATGGACGAGGATGTGACGTTTGGCACCCCGCCCGACAGCGGCGATTTCGACCCGTTCACCCGGGCGGTGCTGCGGTCAGCCGCATCAGGGCTGGGACTGACCTATGAGGCGATGACCGGCGATCTTTCAAACGTCAACTTCAGCTCGGCGCGCATGGGGCGGATCGAAATGGACCGTAACGTTTCGTCCTGGCAATGGACAATGCTGATCCCGCAGATGCTACAGCCGATTGCGAAGTGGATCATGGAAGGCTGGCACTTGGACTTGATTTTCAGTGGTATTGTTGGTGGTTCACTTGAAATCATGGAAGGTCAGATCGGATTTGAGTGGGTGCCACCCTACAAGGTGCTGGTCGATCCGACACGCGAAATCCCGTCGCTGATCGAGGGCATCCGGGGCGGTCTGTTTTCGTTGTCCGGTGTGGTGCGGTCACTTGGCCACGACCCCGAGCGGCTTTTCGAAGACATCGCCGCTGACAACGCGCTTCTGGATCGCCTTGGGCTGCGTTTCGAGAGCGATTTTCGCGCGGCGGGGCAGTCGGTCAAAGGGTCACCGAAGCCCGATAACAGCGATGATGCGAACAACCGCCCGAACCAGCCGCAGGCGCGGGCGCGGGCCAACCATGTCTTGCCACGTCAGAACTTCAGGGGAATCTGATCAATGAACGAAATCTACCTTTACGGGACGGTTGGCGAATCCTTCTGGGGCGAGGAATGCTTCACGCCATCGATGGTGCGCGACCAGCTGGCCACAATGTCCGGTCCGATCACCGTGCGGATCAACTCGGGCGGCGGTATCGCCGTCGATGGTCAGACGATCTACAACCTTCTGCGCGACCACGCAGGCGCGAAAACCGTAATCATCGACGGTGTTGCCGCCTCGGCGGCCAGTCTGATCGCCATGGCAGGCGATACCGTTAAAATGCGGGACGGGTCAATTCTGATGATCCACGATCCGGCCTGGCCATTTACTGATGGGCGCGGCACCGAGGCGGATCATCTGCGCGCAGCGAAAACGCTGGGTATCGTCTCGAACGCATATGCCAAGGTCTACGCCAAGTTTGCAGGTATCACGCCCGAAGCCTCGCGCGAAATCATGCGATCCGAAGTCTATTTTGATTGCGAGGCAGCACTTGCCGCAGGCTTTACCCACGTGATCGAGGACGAGGTGGCGCAGGATGTAGCGGCGTTTGATTACAGCCTCTATGCCCACGCCCCCAAAGAACTGCTGGCGGCGGGCGCGCTGCGCACCACCCCGCAAACCCGAAGCAGAAAGGCCGTCATGGCCATGATCATGGGCATTACGCCCACAGGCAAAGGAGCCATCAAGATGACGAAAAAAACCACGGCAGCTGCACCCGAAGACGAAGATCAGATGGAAGAAGAGGACGATCTGACGTCCGAAGACCAGACCGACGAGGATATCGCGGCTGAGGATGAGGAAGACGACATCGAGGCTCAAGACGACGATGATGGTATCGAGGCCGAAGGTGACGATGACGATGACGAAGATGAGCCTGCACCCAAGGCCAAGGTCAAAGCCTCGGACAGACATATCATCAATCTTTGCGCCAAATTGAGACGCTCGGCCAGCGAGGCGCAGAGCATGATCAAACGCAAGCTTACCCTGAAACAGGCTGCGACCGAGATCAAAGCCAAACTTGCAAAGGAGGTCCCTGTGACCGCAACACTTCGCCAGGGTGGCCCTTCCGCCCGCATCACCCAGGATGAGCGGGACACCCGCCGCGAGGGCATGACAGGCGCCATTGTCGCCCAGATGGCCCGTGATCGTGCAGTCACTGGCCCGGCTCGCGATTACATGGATATGGGCCTTGCGCATATGGCCGCTGAATGTGTCGGTCACAAAGGCGCCTTGCGCCGTGGTGGGTCCGAGGTCCGTGTGTTGGAAATGGCGCTTGGATCGAGCTCCACCAGCGACTTTCCGGCGATATTCGAGAATGCCCTGAACAAGCGCTTGATGGCGGCCTATCAGGTGCAGGAGCCGACTTACCGCAAGATTTCGACCCGAATTGATTTTACGGATTTCCGCCCGCATCCGATCTCGGGGATCGGCGATCTGGCAGGTCTGTTGCCGGTGGGTGAAACCGGAGAAATCAAATCCGGTTCGACTTCTGACAAGAAAGAAATGGTCGTCGCCCAGGCTCTGGGTCGTCAGTTCAGGATCACGCGCCAGATGATGATCAACGATGATCTCGGCGCCATCGAAATGCTGTTAACCCGGCGCGGCATCATGGTGGCGGCGTCTGAGGATGCCATATTCTATAACATGATGCTCTCGGGTGCGAACGCTGATGGTCCGACGCTGATTGAAACCGGGCGTCAGATTTTCAACCCGACCGACCAGACCAAGGCAGGCACGGCAGCGGCGATCATGGTTGCTTCTCTGAGCGTGGGTCGTGCGGCAATGCGCAGGCGCAAAGGCGTTGCCGCCACGGCAGCAGACCAGGTTGACCTGGATATTCCGCCCGCGATTCTGTTGGTCGGACCGGACAAGGAAACCGAAGCCGATCAGCTGATCACCAACATCACACCCAACGTGGCAACGGCGGTCAACCCGTTCGCGGGCAGGCTGGAAGTAGTGGTGTCGAACAAGATCGCGGGAAACGCCTGGTATCTGTTCGCCAATCCCGCAATGGCCCCGGTCCTGATGTACGGCTATCTCGCGGGCGAAGAGGGGCCACGCATGCGGATGGATGAGCCCTTCGGCAGCCAGGGCATGGCCTATTCGGTCGAGCTGGATTTCGGTGTCGGCGCGATCGACTATCGCGGCGCCTACAAGAACGCAGGCGCCTGAGACACGGGCCTGAAATGACCTGACAAGAGGGCGCCTTCGGGTGCCCTTCATGTTTCCACCATAAATCAATCGGAGATAAAAAAATGAAGAACTTCATTCAGGTCGGCCATGTGGTGCCGGTTGCGGCACCCTACGCGGTGGTTTCCGGGCAGGGGGCTCTCGTCGGCGCCATGTTCGGGGTGGCGGGCATCGATGCCGCCTCGGGCGGTCCGCTGGAATTGCACGTTGTTGGCGTGTTCGAACTGGACAAGGCGGCGTCGCAGGCCTGGACCCAAGGTGCAAACGTTTACTGGGACAACGCGGCGCGCCGTTGCACGACTGTGGTTGGCAGTAACACGCTGATCGGAAAGGCCACTGCTGCGGTTCCGGGCACTGCTGGCGCAGTGCTGGGCCCCGTGCGGCTGAACGGCTGATCATGACCGCGTTTTCCGCCGCCATGCGCGCGATCTTTCGCGACCCTCACATGGCGGCGGATGCGGTCTATCGCGCGGGCGGGACCGCCCCGCCAATCACAACGCGGATCATCCGCCGCACGCCTGACGAGGTGGCCAGCTTCGGCAGCAGCCGGATTATCACCGAAACCCTGCTGATCGATGTACTGGTTGCCGATCTGGCCGATGTGGCGTCCGGCGATACCTTCACGGTCGACGACATTGTCTGGACGGTATCGGCAGCGCCGCGCCGCGACCGCGACCGCCTTGTCTGGCGGATCGAGCTGGTGAACCGCTGATGCGTGTCACCGCCACCGTCGAGGGCGATCTCAAGGCCTGGGCCGAACGAAATCAGAAAAGATATGCGCGCGCCGTGACAACCGGTGTGGCTGAGACCGCCAAGGTCATACAGACAGGCTGGCGGGCACAGATCACCCCGGCGCTCGGGCGCAAGCTTGCCGGATCAATCCGGCTTGAGGTTTATCCAAAAGGCCAGATCAGCCCTAACGCCGCCGCGCTTATCTGGTCAAAGGCCCCGGAAATCATCGGTGCTCATGACAAGGGGGTAACGATCCGCTCGAACAACGGGTTCTTTCTCGCAATCCCTACCGAGGCCGCCGGACGTGGGGCGCGTGGGAAACGGATGACGCCCGGCGACTGGGAGGCCCGGCGGGGCATTCGGTTGCGGTTCGTCTATCGCGCCAATCGCCCCAGCCTGCTGGTGGCTGACAATGCCAGGCTGAATACCCGGGGTCTGGGTGTGGTATCACGATCCAGAACCGGGCGCGGATTCACTACGGTGCCGATTTTCATTCTTGTGCCGCAGGTGCGTCTTCAAAAGCGCCTGAACTTGGCAAAAGCCTCGCGTGACGGTGCGTCTGGCCTGCCCGCCCGCATTCGTGCTGCCGCTTTGAAAGGCACCCGATGACAAAACGTGAATCTGTATTGATCGCCTTGGCCGCCGCCCTGGGGGATGGCGCCAACCCCATGCCGCGCAACCTTGCCGTGCCCCAGATCGCCCCCGCCTGGGGGCTTGCGATCCTGCATGACGGCGATCCGGGTGCACCCGAAGTCACAATGTCGCCGCTGACCTATCATTATCAGCACCGCGCCGAAATCGACGTGATCGTGCAGGATTCAGCGGATGCCGACACCGCATTTGATGCACTGGTCGCGTTCATCGGGTCGAGGCTGGCGTTGGACCGTACCCTGGGCGGCCTGTGCGACTGGGTCGAGGCGGAATCGCCGCGTCCTGCCGAAATCGCGCCTGAAGGGGCGGCGCCAATCAAGGCCGCCATGGTCGGGATCATCCTGCATTACGCCACGCCCGACCCTCTGGGCTGATCAGATACATCAAAGGAGAAACAGATGGCCCGTGCCTATGGTTCGCGCGCGCAGATGGCGCTTGCATACGAAACGACTTACGGAACCCCGCCTGCGTCGGGCTATCGGCGCATGGCGTTTGCCAGCACGACCCTGTCGGCTGAGCAGGCGTTGATTGAAAACGAAATGTTGGGCTTTGGCCGTGATCCATCGGCGCCGATCAAGGATGCTGTGGTCGCCGACGGCGATGTGGTGATCCCGATCGATACCGACGGTATCGGTTTCTGGCTGAAGGCGCTGTTCGGCCCGCCCGCAACCACCGGTACCACGCCCCGTATGCACACGTTCGTTTCGGGCGCCGTCAGCTTGCCGTCGATGTCGATAGAAGTTGGCCTTCCCGAGGTGCCGAGCTTTGCGATGAACCGTGGTGTTGTGGCCAACAGCCTGCAAATTACACTGACGCGGAGTGGCCAGTTGACCGGCACCGTCGGCCTGATTTCGCAGGGCGAGGCGATTGTGGGAGCAGCCGCCTCGGGCACGTTGATCGAGACCCCGCTGAGCCGGTTCGGCCATTTCAACGGGTCGATCCTGCGCAACGGGGTGGCAATAGGCAACATCACGTCGGGCGAGGTCATGTACACCAATAATCTGGAACGGATCGAAACCATCCGACCCGATGGCCTGATCGACGGTGCCGACCCGACTGTCGCGGCGATGAGCGGGCGAATTGTATCGCGTTTTTCCGATCTGACCTTGCTCGATCAGGCTATTGCCGGTGCTCCCTGTTCACTGGAATTTGGCTGGCAGATCGGCGCGAACCTGTCGCTGGTCATCACCGCCCATGCCGTATATCTGCCGGTCCCGCGCCGGTCTGTCACCGGGCCCGGCGGCGTCGAAGTGTCGTTCGACTGGCAGGCTGCCCGGGCGGTGACGCCTGCGCGCATGGCCACGGTCATCCTGCGCAATGCCGTGACAGCATACTGATGCTGCGTCTTGATCTTGCCCTCGGGCCACGCTGGATCACCCTGATCCCCGGCGTCGATGTCCAGGTGGCCCCGATGTCCAGCGCGGTCTGGATGGCGGCCACCTCGGGCGATACGGTGCAGGCGGCGACAGAGTCGCGTTCGGCGTCCGACTGGACGTTCGCACTGGCCATCGAGGTGGGGCAGCGCGTCATCCTTGACTGGCGCGGAGTAGGCGATCTTGAGGGCGAGGAGATCCTCGTATCGCCGGGCGGTATCGCAGCGCTGCTGCACGAACGCGGACCGTTCGACGCGTTCTATGAACAGTATCTCGGGCCATGGATGCTGGTGACTGACGAAAAAAAAGGCTTTGCGCCCGCGCCCGGTGGGAATTTGGCGGGGGCGCAGACTATTGTGCCGGATGCGACGGGGTCTGCTCCGGTTGCCCGCGCCGCGTCAACGCCCCGCACACCCTAGAGGGCTGGATGATCTGGGATCTGGTGCGGCGGCTGTCCGGCCAGATGCGCCATATCACAGGTGCAGAGACGGTGGTTGCCACGGGGTGGGACATGACCGCCGCCCTGGCCCTTGCCGCCGCCCTTGGTGTGCCCACCCGCCTTGCCGCCGAAATGCTGCCTGAAATCGAGGCGGCAACCGTCAACGCCATGAACAGAGACACACCGCTGGAACCTGGGGAAATGTTGGATGAGTGATCAGGTATCGGTGCGCCTTGCCGTTGTCGGCGGCACCCAGTTTCGAAACGATCTGCGAAGCGCCGGGACCGAGGGCGCGCGGTCGATGCAGCCACTGGCGGCGGCGGCGCAGGGCGTGTCGCCCGCGCTGCAATCTGTGACGATGCAGGCCTCACAGATGCTGGGCACGTTTGCCGGGGGAAGTGGTCCTCTGGGCGCGCTTGCCGCAAGTCTGGGGCAGGCGGCAATGGCCGGTGGTGCCTTTGGTGTTGCTGGCGTTGCGGCCATTACGGTGATGGGGTCACTGGTACCTCTGCTGATGAGCGTCAGCAAAAGCGCCGCTGACATGGCTGCCGAAATGACCAATCTGACCGGTTCCACCGGGGCGATGCAAGGCGCGGTTTCCGCGCTTGAGGGCGTGCAGAAAGCCTATAATGCCGCAATCACTGCGCAAG